AGTGCTACGGATTGTCCCTTGTGTTGCCCCATGAATACCACCCACACCATAATCATAACGGAACCCGTTAATAACTACGTTCAATGTCTCAGCTACATTCCAGCACCAATAATAACTTTTGGCTCCTTTTGGTGACTTAAGTTCCTTCTCCTCAATCCAACCCATCGGTTGTTCTTTACGCTTCTCAGCGATAACTTCTTCAGATGGAACGTACCGTTTATTCTTTTTGTCTACCGGATCAGACAGCTTCTTTTTCTTAACAACCATCTCAGCATACTTAGCAACATCACCAAGTTGATGCTCCATCAAATCACTGAACACACCTTTAGTCTCAGTGATAACTTGATCCTGAAACCATTTGTGTACAGCTTGAAACTCTGGACGATCAAACTTAATGTAAGGGAACAAACAATTCTTAATTACAATCTTGTCCCGTTTAGTCTGACGTACTTCCTTACCATATTCAGTTTTTATGTAGCAACTACCCGGAGCTTGCTTTTCCAGAGTACGAATGAACAACTCTTTGCCAATCTTTGTATCATTAAAGTTGGTACAATCAAAGCCAAACTGTGTAGTCAGCTCAGCCCGAAGCTTTAGGTTCTCATACGAATACCAATAGAACTTCAGTGTCTCCATGACATCGTGTTTGTTGTATTTGATTAGTACATCTTTTTGAGCATCATCAAGCATCGTACCAACAGGATAAGGAAGATCCTCAATGTTAGTAGAACGCATGTTGTACTCAAGCATTTTCAGAGATGTAGAACGTGCTTTGTTGTCAAAGTGGTGAACCTTGAATAAATCAACCTGTGGGATGATCACGTCTTTCTCTTTGATTGCTGACCCGAACTTATTTTCTTTGTTGGAGTCGATGAGCTTCATCGCAACATCATAAATTTCTTTAGCTGTAATTTTCAGTTTCTTTTCAGTTCCATAAACCTTTCGAGCTTTCTGCAAAATAAAATGTAGCACCGGATAATCGAAGTTCAGGCTGTTAAAACCTACAAACCGATGTCCGGCAATCTTTACTTTACGAATAAACTCAAGAAGTTCTTGTACTTCATTTTTACGATCACTGATTTCAAATGCTCGCATACCCTTACCGTTCGCGTAAACTACTGCAAGCGTGTAAATATTGGGGTATGTCTCCTCATCCCAGACCCAATCCCCGGCAAAGAATTTCTTTTCCAATGCAAAATCTCCTAAATTGAACGGAGGATTTTACGCCTCCTGTAATCAAAAGTCAACCATGTGTGCAGGAACTTCTAATGCTTCTACAGAAGGTGGTTCATCAAGGAACTCTTCTACATACGGATCAGATGTGGCAAACATATGTGTTGTAGCACCATCGTAACGCAACCATCCTGCGTCTCCAGTATTACCAGTACGACGACACTTAACCAATTGCAACTTTGTTGCTGATTTTTTAATCGGACAAGGGTTCATTTTATCACGGCTGATCAAGATAGTATTGAATGCAATCTGATTCAGGCTGGAGGAACCCATTAATTGGTATTCCGTTACGGCATGTGGATTCTCTTCAGAAGGCTTGCGCATGTGTGAAATTGCCACTACACAAGTATCTGTTTCCTTTGCAAACTTTAGCAATGTATCCATGAACTCAATGATTGCACCATTATCACTACTGTTTACACCAGCTTGAACCGGGTCAATTACAATTACATCACAGTTCTCAGCCTTGGCGAGATAGTTGAGTTTATCAAAAATCTCAGCAGTTGAGATACTACCTTGGTGGTCAACATACACGAACTGATCTTTCTTTGCAAGATTCTCAAAGAATCGATTCTTCAACGCTTCAATGTCTACGTTCTCACGATTGACAGTCCGCAAGTTCATACCAGCATCAAGCGACAACAAATCACGCACAACTTCACGCTTTGTACCTTCCAGATACATTGCACCAACTTTGAAAGTAGTATTCTCAATCAATGAATATACTACGTTGTTGACGATTGAGGACTTTCCGATGCTTGTCAACGCACCAATAATTGTAATTTCACCCTTCTCCATACCACCGTTCATCATCTCATTAAGATGCGACCAAGATGCAGGAAAGGGAATTTTTACGTTATTGTCTTCACTTTCAAAGTCATCCCACATTTGACTTAAGTGAAGTACATCAACACGACTAAATGGAGTCGCTTTCCAGAACAACTGTTTCAGTTCTGCGGAACGACCAACTTTAACCATGTCCGATGCGTCTTTAACACCTTGAGGGAATTTGGCAATAAACGCCTTACCCGGAGTAAGGAGACGTGCAGCCTCTTCTACATACTTTTGTGCTGAATCATCTTGATCAAACGATAGGATGACCTTAGAAAAACTGTTGATATATTCAAAGTTAGCCTTGAATTGTTTGATAATACTACCATCACCACAAGTCACGCTAACAACTGGTGTCCAGTATTCTACACCATCTTTCTTTGAGTAAAGTGCTTGGGCAAACGCCAAGGCGTCTTCTTCTCCAGTTGTTATGACAAGATACTTCTGACCAGCCTCAAATACAGACTGACCAAACAGTTCGTTCGTTGCCTTAGTGCTACCAATCCCAACAAAGTCTTTAGGGTTCAAACGTTTCTTAAAGCCTACAACTTTACCATCTGATGTCGAAGGGTAGTAACGAGCAACAACATCAAAGCTGTTCTCTACTTCTGTGTGTACGCCGTACTTGGCGCTGACTGGTTGACCGATACCACGCTCCTTCCAACCACGAAAAGGAATTGCTTCAATGCTCGAAAAATCTACAACTTCTGTCAATTTACTTTTCCCCTCTTTAATCTTAATCCCCACTTCTTCAAGTTGAGAATGATTGAAATAATTAGTACAAACAAAACAGAAGGCGTCATTTACTTTCTGCCCATCAATTTCTTTCTGATATACAGCCATTCCATCAGAGGATGAACAATCATCTCCAATGCAGGCAGCATGATACAGAAGCTCTCCATCTGGTCGCTCTTGTTTACTCACACCAATCTCCTAATCAATATTCTTCGCCACAATCTTCAAGCTTACAACCCCATCTTACGAATGCCATAGGCACCAAGCGGCAGTATGCTTGCAACCAGTGCATTAAGCCCAACTTGCACAGCATTAGTCCATTCTGCTAGGTACAGATAATACCCGCATGCAATAAACATTACAATAGCAGCAAGTGCAAATGGTGCGGAACCTGCAATAAGAATCCAGACGGGGTCATCTTTAGTTGGAATTTTCACTATGTGCCTCTCTATCCATAATTCTTGACCAGTAAACTGCGGCAAAGCATTTTGCTTTTAGTGCCAACTGTCTTTGATACGCATCTGAGCTATTCCCCCAGCGACGCCATAATTTATACAGAGCTTCCTGAGAGACATGTGCTTTGTGCTGAATCTTAGTCATAAATTTCTTCTTCACATTCTGAACAAATACTAATCTCACTATCATGTGCTTCCTTCTTACCTTCCTCAAAGGCTTCTTTCAAATCATCCTCCCCATACATGCCCTGAAAGATGTATTCAAGGAAATCACTAAGATCACTTGAGCCACAATAAACAATCCCCGAATATGCCGCTGAGCGAAGTTCGTCAGGACTAATGTGTCTGTAGGATTTCTTTATGTCAATAACGGCCATTAATCATTCTCCAAATAAAACTCTTCAGATTCATACACAGTTCCATTATCATCCTTAAACTGTGCAACATCGCCAATGTGCAAGTTATCCAGTTTACCACAGACATCAATTCGTATTAAACCTGTCTCAACACAAATTTCGTAAAGAGGCCATAGGAATTCTTTATCTCCCCACTGACGAACCCACAGAGGTTGTGGAAGACTATTGATGAAGTCAATATTTAATAGGTCTTGTTTCATTTCAGAATCTCCACATTAACACTTTCAAGCAATTTATTCAGCTGCATCAATGCACTGCGCTTACTCGTCTCAGACTTCACTTTGACATCCATCGTATTCACATAATTAATACAAGTTTTCAATCCACTATAAACTTCACCCAACAGTACAGTGGACGCACCTTCATTCCTAAAGTGAAGATTATAACCCACTTGAATCAAATCTTCAATCCACTTCTTGTCTTCCTTGTAAATATTCTCAAGGTATTCAAATGACCCTTTAAACTCACCACGAGTTTTAGGAACAAGATTCTTACCAATAATATATTTACCAAACGCTGTCACATACTCAAGACCAGAGTGAGTGGAATTACTCCAAAGTTTCTTACCTTCTGTTGCTCCATAGCTTAAGCCTTCCTTGAATTCCATACCAAGACTTTCAAACTTCTTAGCCAACAATGATGCTACAGCATTAGAACGACTATAGCTATACAAAGGAACGTCAGAGCGTCCAGTGAGAAAGCCTGCAACAATGTAAGGATTACCGGAGTCTTGACGGATGTGGCTACGATCAATCAGTAGAGGTTCTGAGTAAGTGGTTTCTTCTTTGTATTTTGGTTTCCATTGAGAAGTAAACTTACGATACGCGAATTCATCCTCAAGGCTGTTCCAAGTACGTTCGTCTTCATCAGCACCATCAAATGTTGTGAATTTAGCTAACGCTTGTAGCAAATCATTGTAAGCTTCAACAGACAGGATGTCGTCTGTGACTCCTTCAGTGGTTGGCACATAACCTACAAGGATATTACGAGTGTAGACAGAACGAACATTCTCAACATCTTTAGCTGCAATCTGGTGTTTACTGTTGTAAGAGTTGTAGCCTGTGTTGCTCACAACCTCACCATCCACAAGAAAGTTACCGTGTGGAAGCTCAACGATGTTTACGCCAAGATCATCAATGCTAATTACTTTCAATACTTGTGTTGCCGCTTGTGGCATACTCATTCCAACATCTCCAATATAGTTGCCTTGTTACTCTTAAGAAACCCATAAAAGTCATCTTTATAGGCAAAAGTTAGCTCATCATAGCGTCCAAACTCAGAATAGGCAATGTCCCATAGGCTTTCCTTTAGCTCGTGTTGGAGAGCTTCTTTCTCCGTTACAAACATGGTTCCGTCAGAGGATTTGTACATAGTTACTTGCTCAATTGTCATCAGTAACACCCCTTACCAAATACTGCATCAGTTTTACTCGTGACAGCCTCCAATGCCTGAAAGGAAACGTCTTCAGGATCACTCTGGCTGCTGACATTAACACGAACACCATTGAAAGTAAATGACACTTGTGTGTTCAACAGTTTAGCAATCTGTACAGCATCATCACACATCTCATAGATTGCACCACAACGCCAGCCTAGATCAA